TGGGAGTATTTTGTAAGCCTTTTTGATTATAAGGCATGCATCTACTCAACACATAAGAGCACTCCGGACAAACCACGCTTGAGGCTAATAATGCCACTTGCGAGAAATGTTTCAAGTGATGAATATATGGCAATTGCTAGGCTTGTTGCAAAGGATATTGGTATTGAGTATTTTGATGATTCCACCTACGAGCCACAAAGATTAATGTACTGGGCAAGCACCAGTTGTGACGGTGAGTTTGTTTTTCAAGAACAAAAGGGTGAACCGTTAGATCCTGATTTATTACTTGCAAAATATAAGGATTGGCGGGATACAAGTCAGTATCCGGTATCTTCAAGGCAAAGCACTATTGTAAAACACACTATTAGTTCTCAAGCGGATCCACTTACCAAAGACGGAGTTATTGGTGCATTTTGCAGAGCATACACAATTAATGCTGCAATTGATACCTTTATTCCGGATATATATAAGCCAAGTGTAATGGAAAATAGGTATGATTATGTACCTGCTGATTCAAGTGCCGGTGTGATTATTTATAACGATAAGTTTTGCTATTCTCACCATGCCACAGATCCTGCTTGCGGGAAACTTTGTAACGCTTTTGATATTGTAAGGATACATAAATATGGCGACCTTGATAATAAATCAGACGATGACACTTCTCCATCAAAGTTGCCTTCGTTTAAAGAAATGCAGGAACTGTGCATTAAAGATGATAAAGTTAAAAAGCAGCTAGCACAGGAACGAGAGACACAGGCAAAAGATGAGTTTTCTGCAGATGATGAGGACTGGCAAACCGGACTTGACTTGAATAAACGTGGTGAAGTTGAAAACTCTCTGAAAAACTTGATTTTAATACTTGAAAAAGATGAATTTTTGAAAAACATTGTATTTAATCAATTAAGTGATGGCATGGAAATCAAAGGGGATGTTCCTTGGCAGCATCCAAGTAAGTATTGGCGTGATGCAGATGATGCACAACTTACTGCATATGTGGACGGGAAATACGGTACCTTTTCAAACCAGAATTATCTTATTGCTGTAGCAAAAGTAACAGACGATAGAAGCTATCATCCAGTTAAGGATTATTTAGAGCACTTGCCGCAGTGGGATAATATTGAAAGACTTGAAACACTGCTTATTGAGTATATTGGTGCATCGGACAACATTTATACAAGACAGGTGACAAGAAAAACATTATGTGCGGCAGTAGCGAGGATATATATGCCAGGCATAAAGTTTGATTATATGCTCGTTTTAGTCGGAGCACAGGGTATTGGCAAAAGCACGTTATTTTCACGGCTGGGCTTGGATTGGTATTCTGACAGTTTATCTGTGGCGGATATGAAGGACAAAACCGGTGCAGAGAAGCTACAAGGGTGCTGGGTTGTTGAAGTGTCAGAGTTAGCTGGGATACGCAAGGTTGAAAGTGATATGGTGCGCTCATTTGTAAGCAGGCAGGATGATAAATACAGAGCAAGTTATGGCAGACGTGTGGAACCGCATCCTCGTCAATGCATTTTAGTTGGCAGCACCAATGCACAAGAAGGCTTCTTGCGAGATCTAACTGGTAACAGACGTTTTCTTCCTATTAATGTAGGCACAGGAATAAAAAAAGTATGGCACATGACAAATAACGATATAGGTCAAATATGGGCAGAAGTATTGCAGAATATAAAGGCTGGTGAAAACCTCGATATAACTGATGAAATAAAAGAAATGGCAAAGGTTGAGCAACGTAAAGCATTAGAATCGGATGATCGAGAAGGGTTAATAGTTGAGTACCTTGATATGCTGTTACCCGACAACTGGGACACTTTAAGTCTTATTGATAGGCGAAACTTCATTCACAATAATGATTTTGGCACACCAGTGAAAGGTACAGTTAAACGTGTTCGTGTTTGTACAATGGAAATCTGGAACGAGTTGTTTTGCAAAGATGCCGTTAATCTTAAAAAGTTTGAGTCGTATGAAATAAATGCAATTTTAACAAAGATTGAGGGTTGGAAAAAGGCTGAAAAGCCTATGGTGTTTTCAATCTACGGGAAGCAAAGAGGATATATTTTGGAACAAGATTAGTGCTTGTTCCTAATCTTGTTCCTATAAAACAGCCTTTGAATTAGCCATAAATTAGGATTTTGGAACAAGAGAACAAGATTTATTATATAGAGATAGTTGTTTTATATATTAGTAGATATTAGCACGCTCGTTGTGTGTACACGCGTATATAGAAAACCTTGTTCTTTTGTTCTCTTGTTCCATTAAAAGCGGAGGTCAGAAATGTTAGAAAAGCTGATAGAAAGCCATTTGAGACGCAAAATTAAAAATGTTGGTGGTGTTGCTCTTAAATTCACATCACCAAATTACGATGGTATGCCTGACAGAATAGTGCTACTTCCAAATGGCAGGATTTATTTTGTGGAATTAAAGGTGGCAGGCAAAAAAGCTACACCGAAGCAGCTAAAGGTACATGGAATGTTAAGGAAATTAGGCTTTAATGTTTTAGTGCTTGATAACAAGCTGGCTGTTGATGAATTTGTAAATGGGGTGAAAATATGAATATGGAGGACTTACATGAATATCAAAAATATAGTGTTGATTTTATAGTTAAAAACCCTGCTTGTGGACTTCTTCTCGAAATGGGACTTGGCAAAAGTGTTATTACACTCACAGCAATTGTTGAACTTTTGCATAATACTTTTGAAGTTGGAAGAGTGCTTGTTGTAGCACCTTTACGAGTAGCAAAGGATACTTGGTCAAAAGAATGTGAAAAGTGGGAGCATCTAAAGCATCTAAAGATTTCAAAAATACTCGGAAGCAAGGATGAACGCATAAAAGCCATTAATCGTAAAGCTGATATATATATTATCAATCGTGAAAATATAGCATGGCTTGTGGACCATTATAAAACAAGTTTTCCTTACGATATGGTAGTACTTGATGAGCTTTCAAGTTTCAAAAATCATAATTCAGAGAGATTTAAAGCTATAAAAACGGTGCGACCATATATAAAACGCATTGTGGGACTTACAGGAACTCCGGCTCCTAATGGTCTTGAGGACTTATGGTCACAAATATATTTACTCGATAAAGGTGAGCGTCTTGGCAGATTTATTGGGCAGTATCGGCGGGATTATTTTACTCCGGATCAAAGAAAAGGTGAGGTTATATATTCATACAAACCCCGCAAAGGTGCAGAGCAGGCTATATATGATAAGCTTAGTGACATTTGCGTTAGTATGAAAGCAGTCGATTATATAACTATGCCTGAGAGAATTGATAATTTTGTTGAAGTAATTCTTGATGATAAAGAGCAAAAGTTGTACTCGAAATTAGAACGTGATGCACTTCTTCCTTTTGCTTCCGGCGATATTGATGCGGTTAATGCGGCAGCACTTACAAACAAGTTGCTACAAATGGCAAATGGTGCTGTATATGATGAGAATGGCTTAGTAAAGCACATTCACGATAGGAAGCTTGATGCTTTAGAGGATTTAATAGAAAGTGCAAACGGTAAACCTGTCCTTATATTTTATAACTTCAGGCACGATAGGGACCGTATTGCAAAACGTTTTAATGCAGTGGATCTGCGAAGCAGTGAGAGTTGTGATACTTGGAACAATGGCGAGATACTTATCGCAATGGCACAACCTGCAAGTGTAGGTCATGGATTGAACCTTCAGGCAGGTGGCAGCAATATAATATGGTTTGGACTTAACTGGAGTTTGGAATTGTATAGTCAAGCCAATGCAAGATTATGGCGACAAGGGCAAAAGAATACAGTGGTAGTAAATCATATCATTACCAAAGGCACTACGGATGAAAGTGTTATGGCAGCTATTAGAAAAAAGGAAAAAGGTCAAGCTGGGCTTATTCAGGCTTTAAAAGCGAGAATTGGAGGATGAAAAGATGAGTATTTATGAAGATAGAGATTATATAGACCGGAATGAGTACCTTGAAAGTCTTTCTGATGAATACGGTGTTGATATTGATACGGTGTTTATTCTTGCTGATATACTGGGTGAAAGTGAGGACTTTGACGGACTAATCAGTTCTTTAGAAGATGCAAGTGCATATTTTGGAGGTTCACATGACTAAAAAAGAGCTATCACAGCTTTATTACTTAAACCGTGAGATTGAGGAGCAGCAACGCAGGCTAAAAGAGCTTGAAAGTAGTGCTACTTCATGTACACAAACAATAACAGGCATGCCCCATATTGCTGGAATATCTGATAAGGTTGGCAAATATGCAGCAGAGATTGCGGACCTTAAAGGGCTCTTAGATTTAAACTTAAAGAAATGCTTTTATGAACTTCACAGGCTTAATCGGTATATAGAAAGTATAGGAGACAGTGAAATGAGAATGGTTTTGTCTCTACGATATGTAAATGGCTTAAGTTGGGAACAGGTTGCAGCAAGTATTAGTGTTTATGCAAGTGAAAACAGCGTCAAGCAGGCAGCACACAGATATTTAAAGAATAATCAATAATCAAATCCTGTCACACATGTCACGAATGTATGTTGTAAAATAGTATCATAGAAAATATATAAAATCACAAAGCCTTTGCGGGATTAACCTGTGAGGGCTTTGTCTATGCCCGAGAGGTGTTGAATGTATGCCTTATAAATCTAAAAAAGCCTGTGGTTACCCTGGATGTCCAGAGCTAACCAATAGTAGGTACTGCGACAAGCATCAACAAGAATCAGACCATATATATAATAAATACAAGCGTGACCCAATGACAAAGAAGAGATACGGTCGCAGTTGGAAACACATTCGTGATAGATTCATAAAGACTCACCCTCTCTGCGAAGAGTGCAGGATGGCTGGCAAACTAACTCTTGCAGAGGAAGTACATCATATATTGCCTTTGACTAAAGGTGGTTCTCACTCTGATGATAACCTAATGTCCTTATGCAAGAGTTGTCATAGCACAATTACTGCCAAGAGTGGTTGCTGGGGGTAGGGGTATCAAAATCCCTATATGTAACATAAATGGGAGCGAGCGTAGGGCTACGTGTGAGAAATGCCAATTTCAAGTTAAAAAATCAAAATCTCGCAAAGCCTCATAAATACTGCACATAATTTTTTTCAGTCATTAAAAAAAAGCTAAATGAATCAAAATTCTTGAATGAATTTCAAGTTTTACATTAAAAAACTTGAATAAAAGATACAAAAAGGAGTGTTTTTGATGTCAAATGGACATGGCGGTGCAAGAATCAATTCTGGAAGACCTCGCAAAGCATTTGCCGATGCTATTATAGATGGCACAAGGAAATCGAGGATTAAGACTGTAAAACTTGAAGGGACAGAATTGCTTGATGCAAATACTCCAACTGTCCCGGAGGTTATGGAATATTTAAAAACACCGCAAAAAGATGGTGAAGCAATTCTTTCTGAAATATTCTTTAGCCGCATTTACAAATGGCTGTCAGAGAGAAAATGCGAGAAGCTTATTGAAGCAGACTTCTTACAACGTTTCGCATTACAACAAGCCCGATATGTACAAATAGAAAACCTTATCAGTAAAACAGGTTTTTTGGCAAAGTCATCATCGGGAACAGCTATTGAGAGTCCTCTTGAGTCAATGGCTTTGAACAGACTTAAAATTGTAAATCAAATGCAACAGGCAATTGAGAATATTGTTAGAGCGAACTGTGAGACACCATATACAGGTTTTCCGAATTGCTCTGACCCGATGGAACAGTTGCTTAGTGGAAGGTAATAAATTAGAGGTGGAAAATGAAACTTGATTACATAGTTGAAGGTGATTGTGTTGAGGTAATGAAGTCTTTTCCAAGTAATAGTATTGATTTAACTGTAACTTCTCCGCCCTATGATGATTTAAGAAACTACAATGGCTATTCGTGGAATTTTACAGAAGTGGCCAGAGAGTTATTTAGAGTCACAAAAGACGGTGGCGTTGTAGTTTGGGTGGTTGATGATGCTACTATAAAAGGCAGTGAAACAGGCACGAGTTTTAAGCAAGCTCTGTATTTCAAGGAGCTTGGATTTAATCTGCATGACACAATGATATATATGAAAAATGGCAGTCAATATCCTGAAAAGGTACGTTATTATAAAGTCTTTGAATATATGTTTGTGTTCAGTAAAGGAAAACCAAAAACCATAAATTTGTTATGTGATAGAGAAAATAAGTGGGCTGGCAGTTGGGGAAAAAGAAGCCTTAGAAAAAAAGATGGAACACTTGAGCAGAAAGAAAAAGTGCCATATAAGCAGTTTGGTATAAGGTATAATGTATGGAAAATAAACTGTGGTTTTGGCTATACAACAAAAGACAAATGGGCATATACACATCCTGCAATGTTTCCGGAAAAACTTGCTGGTGACCATATATTATCGTGGTCAAACGTAGGTGATGTTGTTCTTGATCCATTTGTAGGGAGCGGGACAACTGCTAAAATGGCTAAGCTAAATAGCAGACATTACATAGGGATTGATATAAGCAAGGAATATTGTAGTTTGGCAAATAGGCGGGTTAATATTTTAGATTCTAAATAAAGATTTATTGCAGGAGAATTGAAAGCATATGGACATACAAAAAATAAAGGTAGAACTTCTTAATCCGGCGGTATATAACCCAAGGAAAGATTTGAAACCCAGTGACAAGGAATATATAAAGCTCAAGAAATCAATTGAGACCTTCGGATATGTGGAGTTGGTGGTTTGGAATAAAGTAACAGGTAACGTTGTATCAGGACATCAGAGATTAAAAGTGCTTGTTGATTTGGGATACACAGAAGTTGACTGTGTTGTTGTTGAGATTGAAGATTTAAAAAAAGAAAAAGCACTCAACATAGCCATGAATAAAATTGGTGGTGAATGGGATGAGAATAAACTTGCAAGCCTTATTGCAGATTTAGATGCCAACTCTTTTGATGTATCTATTACTGGTTTTGATGCTGCTGAGGTTGATGAGCTTATGAATAAGTTTTATTCCAAAGAAGCTGTCCAAGATGAGTTTGATGTCGATAATGCTAAAGATGAAATTGAAGCAAAAGGTGCTATAACTCAAAAGGGTGATATATGGCTTCTTGGCAACCATAGGCTAATGTGTGGTGATAGCACCAACGCTGAGGACTTTGAAAAATTGATGAATGGCAAGCACGCACAGATGGCTGTTACTTCACCACCCTATGGTGTAGGTAAGGAATATGAAAAAGCCGGCATTGAACCTTGGTTTGAAACAATAAAACCGGTTATAAAGAACATAACAAAACATGCCGATGTTATCTGCTGGCAGATAATTGATTTGTATTGTACAGGAAATCAGTTCATTGAACCGACTGGCTTCTATTCTGTTCAAATGTTCGCTGAGAATGGCTTTCGTCCTATTTGGATTAGGATATGGAAAAAGCAGGGTTTAAATTTTGGAGTTGCACCTTATCATTTGGTGACTAATAAGCCGGTTCAACAATATGAATATATAACTGCTTTTGCGGGCAGGGAAACTGAGGAATATAACGACCAAGAATATGTTTGGCTTTCTGCTTTTGCAGGACATAGTTATAAATTCGTAAAAAGACTTTCAAAAGAGGAACGTAAGCGATGGGGCTATAGCGGTGTATGGGAAATTTCGACAGTAAAAGCAAATAAAGAACACCCTGCTATGTTTCCGCTGGAGCTGCCTTGGCGGTGTATTAAAATGCACTCTGACATGGGCGGTATTGTGCTCGAGCCATTTAGCGGAAGTGGTACTACAATAATTGCTTGTGAGCAAACAGAACGAATTTGCTATGCTATGGAGCTATCCCCTGTTTATTGTGATTTGGCAGTCAGGCGGTGGCAGGAGTTTTCTGGAGAAGCAAGCTGTAAAATTTAGTTGAAATTTATAATATTATATATTATAATTGATGCTATGAGATACCCATTATTTATACAATAAATAGTAAAGGAAAACTAAATGCGAAATAAATTGAAGTGCGGGTTATCTTATCATAAAAGAGTTTATGGGTTGATATTTATATTCATTATTTTCATTTGCATTTTACTCATAATTTTTAATCCCAATAGAGCAAGTTTTAATAATGCTGTTTTTGAGGGCGGTTCTAATGCAATAACAGAAAATCAAGAAATCTCTAAAAATATTCGTGATATAAACTTAAAAGATTATAACAATGATGACCATCCTTTGATAAAAAGAGAAAATTACTTATTGTTTTCAATATATACTGTACATTTTAGTGACACAAAGATATATTCTATATTAGGGATTTTAAAATCTTTTAAGTTAATAAATCAATAACAAAAGGTCATACCGACTTCTTAGACCAGAAATTGACTGTCTTTAGATTCCAATTATTTATAATAATCGGAGGGTAATGTTTATGGGGACAAAAGTGAAAATAAAAATTTCTGACGACATTATCCTAAGAAATAGATTGGATGAATTGTATGAGAATACTAATCAGGTAACACTGGCTCAATGGTCTTTGTGCTTGGCAAAACATATACTTGAAATCACAGCTATAGAATATTTGTATAATCAAATTGTCCTTAATGGTTTTGCTGTCAATGAGCAATGGCAAAATGAAAAAGCACGAATGCATGATGTGCGACAAGCAGGATTCAAGATTCATCAGCTCGCAAAACAATCTGAAAATGAGATTGAAAAAGCCGCATTACGTGTTGTAGGGCAAGCTGTTGCTACAGGTCATATGAGAGAACATGCTATGGTGGCTTCTGATTACGCTGTAAAAGTTATTAATCTGTTATGTCCTAATGATATGATAGCTGTAACTTCTGAAAGACAATGGCAGTTTGATAAACTCTGTCAACTTACAGTATAAGCATAATTGGCAACTTGGGTTTTGGCTTGATATGAAATTCGCATTGTTTATATTAAAGGAAGTATGAAATATGAGTTCATATAAAAATCAACATACAGTTCCTCAAACATATCTTAAATCTTGGGAAAATTCAAATAATCAAAACTTAGTTTGGTATTATAATAATTTAACTAAAACTTATTGCCAAACTAACGTTGATAAAATTTTATATGAATATTACATGTACTCCTTGACACTAAAAGAAGATTTGTCAATTTATGAAAAACATTTTTTAGCAAAGGCTGATTTTATTGATATTTTTATACCTTTAAAAAATTATATTGTAAAATACAATGATCAAGTTTTAAATCAACTTGATGATTTTGCAGATAACTATGTATACTTTGAAGATTGGATAATTTTTGATAAAAATCAAAAACAAATTTCTCAATCAAATAAAATCCACCTACAGAAAAGAATCTACACTGCAAAATCACAAAGACTTGAAAAAAAACTCTCTGAAATAGAAAACAAGTGGGGTGGAGTTAAAACAAAAATAGAGAAGGTTTGTGTGTACTATATTAATAATACTCCTATAAGTAAGCATCAAAATATTTTGAGCCATGAAGATTTAGAATATTTAAAATTATTTGTTGATCTCCAATATAGCCGAACTCCAAAATTATATGATACATACTTACAAACCGGAAAACTTATCATGAATTTAGAATGTTTTGATTTTATCTTAAAAAAAGAACCAGAAATACCAGCCCGTGCGGCTTATCTAAAAATGATAGATAGAGGTCTTAAGACAAACCAATTTTTGATAGGCCAACCTTTGAAAAATTTTAATATAAAATTATTAATTGCTAGTGAAAATCAATATTTTTTGACGAGTGATAATCCTGTTTTTAAAATTGAAGATGATAATTTCAATGGAGTAATACAGCAAAAAGGAATTTACATACCAATTACTCCGAAGATCATAGCAGTTCTATTTGGAAAGGATAATCGATTAATTGTTACTAAGAACATTCCGGATGAAATAATTAATTCAATAAATCAGCAAATTATAAACAATTCCCAAAAAGGTTTTATTTCTTTCACGGAACTAAAAGATACAAAGTATAATAAAGTTAATAGATAATCAGAGCAATTCCCCGTCATACCAATATATCATAATTCAAGTAATCTCTGGATAAGCCTGATTTGATAATGAGTTGGTTAATAAAGTTAACATGTTAATCATTCCTACAATAAGCATAATGTGAAATACACATATTAATAATTAATATAAAGAATGAAGACCACGCTCTAAACCGGTGTGGTTTCTCTATACCCAAAATTAGGAGGTAACAAAAATTGAATATACAAAAAATAAATGTAAGTCAAATAAAAGCGGCAAAATACAACCCAAGAAAAGACCTAAAGCCCGGCGATTCTGAATACGAAAAGCTAAAAAAGAGCATTGAAGAGTTCGGATATGTTGAGCCGGTTATTTGGAACTCAAGAACTGGCAATATTGTAGGAGGACATCAGAGATATAAGGTGTTAACTGCACTGGGATACAATGAAATTGATTGTGTAGTTTTGGATATTGATGAGCAAAAGGAAAAAGCATTAAATATTGCTCTGAATAAAATTAACGGTGAATTTGATATTCCTTTACTTACTGATTTGCTCAAGGATATTGGTGACGGTGGCTTTGATGTTTCGTTTACAGGTTTTGATGCTGCTGAAATAGATGAGCTTTTCAAGGATAGTACCGCCGGCAATATTAAAGAAGATGATTTTGATGCAGATAAGGCTGCTGCAGAAATAATAACACCAATATCACAGCGAGGCGATATATGGCTTTTAGGAAAACACCGTTTAATGTGCGGGGATAGTGCTAATACGTCTGATGTTGAAAAGCTTATGGATAATAAAAAAGCGAGGTGTGTATTTACAGATCCGCCTTGGAATGTTGACTACGGTGCCGATACAAAACACCCAAGTTGGAAGCCACGCACAATACTTAACGATAAAATGAGCACCGAGGATTTCGGTGCATTTTTATTGCAAGTATTTAGTTGTATGAGAGCAGTTTCAGAAGTCGGTTGTATGACATACATAGTAATGTCGGGGCAGGAATGGGGAAACCTTATGAATGCCATGCGTGCACTTGATTATCACTGGTCAAGTACAATTATCTGGAAAAAAGATAGCTTGGTTTTGTCAAGAAAAGACTACCACACTCAATTTGAGCCTATATGGTATGGCTGGGCTGAAGGAACAAGACTTTGTCCGTTAACTGATAGAAAACAATCAGATGTTTGGGAGATTCCAAGGCCTAAGGTATCGGTTGAGCACCCAACGATGAAACCAATTGCCCTTGTTGCACGGGCAATAATGAACAGCAGTTATACAAACGATAGTATTCTTGACCTATTCGGTGGTTCTGGAACAACAATTATTGCTGCAGAACAAACAGGCAGATGCTGCAATATGATGGAACTTGACCCTAAGTATTGTGATGTTATTATAAAAAGATATATTGAAAACACCCACAACGATGCAGGTATTTTCCTAATCAGAAATGGTGAGACAATTCTGTATAGTAGTGTTACTCAGTTGTAAGCTCTATATTACCATGTTCCTTTTCAAAATCTGCAATACGTTTTTTAATCATTTGTTCTAATTCCTTGTTTGTAGTTCGCCCTTCAAATTTAGCAATATATGAAATTTTATCAAGAAATAAGCGGTTAATTCGTAAAGTAAAACGTGGTAAATTATCTTTCATTTATGACACCTCATCAACATATTATTGACTTTATTATATAGTCATATTATAATGAAATAATGCAATGACGCATTAATGACGCATTGTATTTGTAAGGAGTGGTATAATTGAAAGTTGCAATTGTCGGCTCAAGGGGATTAAAGGTTAATAATTTAAAGCAATATCTACCGAAGGATGTAACTGAGATTGTGTCGGGCGGGGTAAGTGAGATTAGCATTAGTGCGGCAGGATATGCTAAAAAATTCAGACTTAAACTCACAAGATTTTTACCTAAGTACGATATATACGGAAAGCAAGCACATATGATGCGAAACATTAGTATTATTCAATATTCAGATTTAGTAATTGCATTCTGGGATGGGCAATCAAAAGGTATAGGGTTTGTAATAGAGACGTGTAATGCTATTGGTAAGCATATAAAAGTAATTATGGATAAAGTACAGTAATACTTGACTTACTCACAAAAAAGAGCGAAAATGTACCCCACTAAAATATGGGAGGGTACATTTTTTGTGGACAAAAAGTTAAACAAAGCAATTGACGAGTTGATTTTAACAAGAATGCAGGATGCAGAACTGTCGAAAACATTACCACGAGAATTAAAGACTGCATATAATGCGGTTGACAAGGCGACAGAAGAACTTATTTCAACATTAAATTCCGAGCAACTGCCGGCATACAACAACCTTGACAATGCACTCAGCCATCAAAACGGCGAAGAAAAAGCATATTTTTTCAGTAAAGGAATTTCAGATGGAATAAGAATCGTAATTAAGTTAATGGGTGGTGAGCAATATGATTAATAACAGCTTTATATTTACGCAAAAGGTAATAGGACAAGAGAGAAAAGCTATTGCTGCTTTAATATCTGAGATAACTGGTGAACCTGTAATATATGCAGGTGTCCCTTCGTTTGCTTATAAAGTGGGTGGGTGGTCATTGGGGAAAAGCGGGATTATTCTCTCACCACAGACCAATATTACAGAAGTTTCAACACTCCGTGCGGTAATAGACGTTCTAAAAACTGCAGGGCTTACCGCAGAGGGCGATGCAACACTTATTTTATCAGCAGAGGCTCACACCGGCGGCACACTTCGCAACCTATGCAACTTAATCAGCAGCAAGGGCAAACTGCTTGCTAAGGCACTTGGGCGGGACAACGAGGCAATACCGCAAACACTGGTGGAAGACTTAAATAATACACCGATTGATACAGTTGAAGATTTTATGCGGGTGTATAATAGTGGGCTTGAAGCCGGAAGGTATGTTAATAGTGGCGATATATGGCTTGACCATTTACCAAATGAAATCGGTCTTTGTTTTTTCAATGCTACACTTAATGCTGACGAAGTTTTTGCATATATAACCTTGGCACAGAAGCTAAATGAAATGGCTATAACGCAAAAGCATACAAGTTCAAGGCAGAAATCTACAGAGAATGAGGCTTATACAATGCGGTGCTACCTTTTACGCTTAGGTTTTATTGGGGATGAATATAAAACAAGCAGAAAGCTTTTACTTTCTAAGCTAAATGGCAATCGAGCCTATAGTGGGGGTATTGTAAATGAAAGCAATTAAACTCAGAGAGCTTATAAAAATATTACAAGCCCAAGCAAAGGAGCATGGTCCCGATATATTGGTAGGAATATCTTTTGATAGTGAGGGTAATGGTTGGTCTTTAATTGCGAATGAGCAGTTATGCAGTATTGAAAATAATGTATCCAATGAATTAGGTTCTAAGGAATTTGGTGAGGAAGATGGAACTCAAAAGGCTCTTGTTTTATGGGGTACTAATTAGCTGTAATTTACACAAATTGTAGGTCTGAAGATGTGTAGTTATTAAGCTCGAATTGACTTGATGATAGTGTGTTTCAGAGGTATTATGTACCCTACCAAAAGGGAACAAACACACTTTTTTAAGGAGATTGAGTATATGAAAAGCACAGGATTTGGTATCGAGGTAGAATTCACAGGAATAACAAGAACAGAGGCGGCTGAGGTTGTAAGAAAATGCTTGAACGGCAGAACTGAGGTTCTTGGCGACAGTTATGACACAAGAGCAATAACAGCACCAAATAACATGATTTGGAAAATAGTAAGCGACGCCAGCATAACCTGCAAAAAGAAAGAAAACGACCGAGAGATTGCGGCAAGCAGACTTTATAGCTGCGAACTGGTTAGCCCGATACTCACATACGAAAAAGACATTGAGGTTTTGCAAGAGATAATACGCAAACTCAGACACGCAGGCGGGCTCACCGGAGCAACGGAAGGTATACACATACATTTGAACGGCTCAAACCACACGCCGCAAAGCATAAGGAACTTTATAAATATAATAGCAAGCAAGAACGACCTTTTCTACAAAGCCTTAGAGATTGAAAAGGAAAGAGCAAAATACTGCAAAAGGCTCGACGCACACTTGGTTGAGAAAATGAACGCAAAAAAACCGCAAACTTTTAAAGCAATATCCGATATTTGGTACGAGGGTTACGGAGAAAACATAAACACGCACTACCATCAAAGCAGATACCACTTTTTAAATTTACACAGCTTTTTCACTGGGCACCACACCGTCGAGCTAAGAGGCTTTAATTCAGAGCTTCATGCTGGCAAGGTACGTTCTTTCGTGATACTTGCTTTGGCACTCAATCAACAGGCACTTACTCAAAGGTGTGCAAGCTCAAAGAAGAACCAAACTGAAAACGAAAAATTTGCAATGCGAACATACCTCAACCGCATTGGACTTATAGGCGAAGAATTCAAAAACTGCAGAGAGCATTTAACACAGGCATTAGGAGGTTGCTCCGGTTGGCGATTTCGCTCAGCGGCATAGATAAAACAAAGGGCACAGGTGGCGGCACACACCGCCACTGTTGGCTCTAATTAATAGATTGGAGTAAGTATATAATGAAAAACAAGACCAAATATATCGCATACGGGAGCAACCTAAATCTTGAGCAAATGGCTCAGCGATGTCCTACAGCAAAGGTTGTGGGCAGTGTAATGCTCAAAGGTTATGAGCTTTTATTCAGAGGTGGTAATGGTGCTGTTGCAACAGTTGAAAAGAAAAAAGGCTGTTCAGTGCCGGTGCTTATTTGGGAGCTTGAGCCAGCGGACGAGGCGGCACTTGATAGATATGAAGGCTACCCTACTTTCTATCGCAAAGAGCAGGTCAAGGTTCACAAAGGCAAACTGTGGCTGGAGGTTATGGTATATATAATGAATGACGGTCACCCGCTTGGAACACCCAGCAGATATTATTACAATACAATATTGCAGGGGTATAAATCGGTTGGATTTGATGTGAGTATTCTTAATAAAGCGGTTAGAGAATCAGCTGGTAAGTAGCATAGAATATACACATCCATTCACTAATCTTTGTGTAGTAATAAGTAGCTAAATGCCTTGCTATTACTGTGTTTTAATGGCTTAATGTAACTACAAAAACACACACTGACAAGGAGGACATTAGAATGACAAACTTTAGAGAAAGCTTAGTAAAAAAGGTTATAAGGCAGGAAGCAAATTGGGTTATTGGCGGGTATGAAAACGGCATAGCAGACGGTAAGTTAAGCGAAATGCCAAGTAAAGAAGCTCTTACAAAGGAAGTTTACACAGCAGTTATGAATTCGGACGTAGTAGAGGTTGGCGGCGGACTTATACCAGTGAGAAAAGACATTAGGTTTTTAGGGAAAGAAAGGCTACAGTTCTTGGTGGCAGAAATAATAGAAAAAACGAAGTAATTATGACAATAATATATTTGGAAGGACATAACAATGAGAGAAAAGGAATTTAAAGAAGTTATACATGAAGCACTTATTCTATACGTGGAGGATGGGTTAAGTGAGATTAAAGAGGTTAAGACATTTAAAAATTCAGGTGTTGATGGCATTAGAGAGGGATTAATAGTAAAAACCAAGGATGGCAGTGAGTTTCAATTAATAATAGTAAGAAGTATATAGCTGAAAACTTGAAAATACTGCAAAAGAGCTTACTTAATGTAGGCTCTTTTCTTTGTGCAATTTTTAGAAAGGTGTGTGGACTAAATCGATGAACAATACAAGTTAAAGAAATTCAAGCCTACAAGGTTTATGCTACCAACATCACACTACGATAAGAAAAAAGCTGACCACGCTGTAGCTTTCATTCAAAGCTTGAAACACACAAAAGGCGTGTGGGCAGGAAAATCATTTGAATTAATTGCATGGCAGGAAGAACTTATTCGTAATGTGTTTGGTGTTATTAAGGCTGACGGATATAGGCAGTTTCAAACTGCATTTGTAGAAACAAGCAAAAAATCCGGAAAATCGGAACTCGCCGCTGCAATTGCCCTATATACCCTTTGTGCAGATATGGAAGCTGGAGCCGAGGTATATTCTTGTGCTTCAGATAGAAAACAAGCAGGTATCGTATTTGAAGTGGCAAAGGATATGGTTAATCAATGTCCTTCACTTCAAAGGCGAGTTAAGATAATTGATTCACAGAAAAGGATTGTATATCATCCTTTGAAATCTATTTACCAAGTATTATCATCAGATGTAGCATCAAAGTTTGGTTACAATGTTCATGCTTGTATTTTTGATGAACTGTTGGCACAGCCGAACCGTAAGCTTTACGATGTAATGACAAAAGGTGCTGGCATTGCAAGAAAGCAACCGTTAAACTTTGTAATCACAACTGCCGGCAGTGACAGAAACAGTATCTGTTATGAAGTACATCAAAAGGCTATAGATATTCTTGAGGGTAGAAAAATAGATTCAACCTTTTATCCTGTTGTATATAGCACGCCGGACAATGCTGATTGGACAGACCCTAAGGTTTGGAGAGAAAGCAATCCATCTCTTGGTGTAACCTTTACAGAGGATGCCTTACAGTTAGCCTGTGATAATGCAAAGCAAAATCCTGCGGAGGAAATGTTCTTCCGTCAGTTCTTTCTTTGTCAATGGACACAGAGCAGTATTCGCTGGCTTCCAATGGATAAGTGGGATTTGTGTGACTTCAAGTTTGAACCCGATAGCTTAAAGGGGCGTACATGTTATGCAGGGCTTGATTTATCAAGCACAACAGATTTAACAGCATTAGTGCTTGTTTTCCCACCTGTTGATGATGGCGATAAATATTGTGTACTCGCCTATTATTGGATACCAAAAAACAATATTGATGTAAGAGTTAGACGTGACCATGTGCCTTATGATGTATGGGAACGACAGGGATATATTTACACCACTGAAGGTGATGTTGTTTATTATGCAGCAATTGAGAAATTTATTGTGGAGCTTAATAAAAAGTACAACATTAAGGAAATTGCTTATGATAGGTGGGGTGCAATCCAAATGTCGCAGAACTTAGATGCTTTAGGATTTACTGTTGTACCCTTTGGGCAGGGTTTTGCTTCCATGCACGCACCAACAAACGAATTATTAAAGTTAGTACTTGAGAAAAATATCGCTCATTGTGGACATCCTGTTTTACGTTGGAATATAGACAACATACAAGTTGAAACCAAAGCTGCTGCCATTAAAATAAGCAAAGAAAAATCAAATGAACGAGTGGATGGTGCAGTGGCTCTTGTTATGGCACTTGACAGAGCTTTACGGCATCAGGAAACTTTAAGTGTTTATGACGAGAGAGGAATTTTAGTATTGTGATGGTTGTGATTTATAAAAAGGTTGCATGTTAACTTCGATTCATATATAATCATTTTATAGTCATACGGCTTAAAATTTTATGTGAGGTGCAAATATATGAAATTCTGCTGGTGTACAATAATGGTTAATGATTTAGAACAATCAATCAAATTCTATAATGAAATTGTAGGACTTGAAGTAAGCAGGAGATTTGCAGCAGGTCCCGGAGTCGAGATAGTTTTTTTAGGAGCCGGAGAGACAAAAGTTGAGTTAATTTATAACGAAAAAAACAAAGAAGTAGATTTTGGAAAAGATATTTCTTTAGGATTTGAAGTTGAATCTGTTGACGTTATGATTGAGCTTGTAAAAGAAAAGGGTATTGATATTCATAGTGGACCATTTCAACCAAATCCACATACTAAGTTTTTCTATGTACTTGATCCAAACAAACTGAAAATTCAGTTTGTTGAAAGCATATAACCGTATATGCGTTAAACAATTATATAAAAAACCTTTAGAGCATCTACAAATAGTAGGTGCTTTTATTATGCCATTTTTAAAGGAGAACACCAATGCAAATTCCATTACTTTCAAGATTTTTTCAGCCAAGAGCAGGACCAAAAAACACTCTGTTTGGCTCAGCATATAGCTTTTTCTTTGGTGGCACAAACAGTGGCAAAGCAGTAAATGAGCGAACTGCCATGCAAACATCAGCAGTTTATGCCTGTGTGAGAATTCTTGCAGAAACAATTGCAAGTCTGCCACTGCACACATATAGATACACTGCAAATGGCAGTGAAAAAGCAACAAATCATGCATTGTATAAAATACTCCATGATGAACCAAACCCCGAGATGACTTCATTTGTGTTTAGAGAAACACTCATGAGTCATCTTTTATTATGGGGAAATGCATATGCTCAGATAATCCGTGATGGTAGAGGTAACGTTGTGGCCCTATACCCTCTTCTCCCAAATAGGATGCTTGTTGACAGAGCTTCAAATGGTCAAATCTATTACACATATTCCGTATATACAGATGAAAACCCAAAACTGCATGAATACGGTCAAGTGTATTTAAGCAGTGATGAAGTTTTACATATTCCAGGGCTCGGATTTGATGGCCTTATCGGTTATTCACCGATAGCAATGGCAAAAAGCTCAATAGGTATGGCAATAGCCACCGAAGAATTTGGTGCTAAGTTTTTTGCTAATGGAGCAAATCCAGGCGGTGTACTTGAACACCCTGGAGTTTTGAAAGACCCCGCAAGAGTAAGGGAAAGTTGGAATTCTGTATATGGTGGGAGCAGTAATTCAAATAAGGTGGCAGTGCTTGAAGAAGGGCTTTCTTTTAAACCAATAACAATACCGCCCGAACAATCGCAGTTTCTGGAAACAAGGAAGTTTCAGATAGAAGAAATATGCAGAATATTTAGAGTTCCCCCTCATCTTGTGGCAAGTCTTGACAAAGCTACTTTCAGTAATATAGAGAATCAATCTATTAGCTATGTTGTTCATACCATAAGACCATGGCTTGTTCGTATAGAACAATCTATTAATAAAGCACTTTTAAGCTCATCTGAAAAATCAGAATATTTTGTGAGCTTTGTTGTGGATGGACTTTTGCGTGGAGATTACGCTTCAAGGATGCAAGGATATTCAGTAGGAATACAGAACGGTTTCTTATCACCAAATGATGTCAGAGCTTTAGAAAACTTGAATTCCATTCCGTTTGGAGACACATATATGGTGAATGGAAATATGTTAAAACTTCAGGATGTGGGTGCATTTATAAAGCAGGCTGTGCCTACATCTAATTCGTATACTGACAACAATGCAAAACATTAACTTTATGCCTGCGACCGCACAAAACAAAGAACGGAGGAATTTTATGAGCAAAAATATGCCGGCGGGTGCTGCCCGCAAATTTTGGAACTGGGTAAAAAATGAGGATTCACGCACTCTCTACCTTGATGGTGCAATAGCAGAAGAAACTTGGCTTGGGGATGAAATTACCCCTAAGCAGTTTAAATCAGAATTGTTTAATGGCGAGGGCGATATAACAGTATGGATTAACAGCCCCGGCGGTGATGTTTTTGCAGCATCACAAATCTACAATATGCTGATGGACTATAAAGGTAAGGTTACAGTAAAGATTGACGGTATTGCTGCAAGTGCCGCTTCTGTAATTGCAATGGCCGGTGGGGACGTTCTAATTTCACCGACGGGACTCATTATGATTCACAACCCCATGACAATAGCCATGGGAGACACAGAGGATATGCAAAAAGCAATCGATATGCTCAGTGAAGTAAAAGAATCAATAATGAATGCATATCAATTAAAAACCGGTCTTTCACGCACAAAGATTTCAAACATGATGGATGCAGAAAGCTGGATGAATGCAATTAAAGCAGTTGAGCTCGGTTTTGCAGATAGCATAATGTTTCAAAAGGATAATACTGAAATGGCACCTTCTAATGAGGGTGTCATTTTTAGTAGGCTTGCTATTACTAACTCAACGTTAAGTAAGCTTCCACACAAAGATAAACCAACAGGAACACAAATAAACACATTAGATAAGCGGTTAGAACTGCTTAAATATTAAATTATTGGAGGAAAACATAATGAGTAAAATTTTAGAGCTTCGTGAGAAGAGAGCAAAGGCATGGGATACAACTAAGGCATTTCTTGATACAAAAAGAGACACAAATGGTCTTATTTCTGCAGAAGACACCACAACTTATGAAAAGATGGAATCTGTCGTTGTAAATCTTGGTAAAGAAATTGACAGGCTTGAAAGGCAGCAGGCACTTGACTTAGAACTTTCAAAGCCAGTCAATACTCCAATATTTACAAAACCTAATGCGGATATCGATGGCGCAAGAAAAAATATCCTTCCAAGAGCAACAGATGAATACAAACAGGCGTTTTGGAAAGCAATGCGTAATAAAAACAACAACTTTGATGTTCAAAACGCTCTGCAGGTAGGGACAGATTCAGAGGGAGGGTTTCTTGTTCCGGACGAATTTGAAGCAACACTAATTGAAGCTCTTGAGGATGAAAATATAATCAGACAACTTGCAAATGTTGTCACAACCTCAAGCGGTGATAAAAAAATACCTGTTGTTGCATCAAAAGGTACTGCCGATTGGACGGATGAGGAAGCACCAATGCATGAAAGTGATAATGCTTTTGGACTTGTAACTATTGGTGCTCATAAGCTTACCACAATGCTGAAAATATCAGAGGAACTTCTCAATGACAGTGTCTTTGACCTTGCTTCATATATTGCCAAGGAATTTGCTCGCAGAATAGGCAGAACTGAAGAGGATGCTTTTGTAATCGGAAACGGGACAGGAAAACCTACCGGTTTCTTGAATGCAACAGGTGGTGCAGATATTGGTGTCACAGCAGCAAGTGCAACAGCGATTACAATGGATGAGGTAATTGACCTTTTCTATTCATTGAAAGCACCATATCGCAGAAATTCAATATTTCTTATGAATGATACAACAGTAAAAGCCATCAGAAAGCTGAAAGACGGTACCGGAAACTATTTATGGCAGCCTTCAGTTCAAGCAGGTCAGCCTGATACTATACTTAATAGACCAGTCAAAACATCAAGTTCCGTTCCAACTATTGCTTCAGATACAAAAACTATTGCATTCGGTGATTTCAGTTACTTTTGGATTGCTGACAGACAAGGTAGAAGCTTTCAAAGATTAAATGAGCTTTATGCTGCAACCGGTCAAGTAGGTTTCAGAGCAACACAGCGTGTTGACGGTAAACTTACTCTCGCAGAAGCGATTAAAGTTCTTAAGATGAAAGCATAGCGGTGAGCCACCGCCGGCAATTCACACACGGAGTATAAGGATTACTTGCCTTATACTCTTGCGTTATAAATATATTTAGAAGGGATGTTTATTAATGTATAACACAAAGAATTATACAGAACAAGGCGGGGATAGAACGGTTATTGGAGGCCAACTTGAGATTGCAGCCGGAGGAAAGTTGACTTTTAATGATGTAGAGTTTTCCTCGGATATTATCAAAGGAGACACAGGTGCGGCTGGAGCTAAAGGCGATCCAGGTGTTGTAACTCCTGCTGCATTACAAACAGATAGTACAGCAACGACAATTGCAGATTTAAAAACAGATTTTAATGCACTGATTGCCAAACTAATAGCAGCAGGACTTATGGCTACATCATAATTTTAAAGGTGGTGAGGGTAGTATGGTTACAACATTAGAGCAGGCAAAGCAGTACTTAAGGGTTGAGGGTACTGATGAAGATACCCTCATCACAAACCTTATAACTACTGCTGAAGCTATGTGTGAGGATATCTTAAGGCAAAAGCTGTCAGAACTTGAAACAATACCTGAAACAGTTATTCTGGCTATACAATTTGCAACCGCATATCTCTATGAAAACAGAGAAACTGCTAATTATGATGAACTTATAAAAAGTCTTAAAATCCTATTATCAGCAAACAGGATAGAGATGTTTTAGATTTGGTGGTGAAAACATGCCTAAAAATATTAGCATTGGCGATCTGCGTTCAAGAATTACAATTCAACGTGATACATCCGATGGCACAACCGCACCGGTGTGGGCTACATTTGCTACCTTATGGGCGAATAAAAAAGGGCTTACGGGACGTGTATTTTACCAAGCGGCGGCGGTACAATCAGAAAATGACGCTATTTTTACAGTGCGGTATATCGTAGGAATTACAGCCGGAATGCAAATTTTAGATGGTGTGAGTACGTTTAGAATAAAAGCACCGCCATTTGATGCTGATGGACTTAAAAGATGGCTCGAAATACACGCAGAGGAAGTGCTGACTAATGGGGGCTGACATTGAGCTTACCGGCATGGGGGATTTAATAGACAAACTTGACTTGATGGTTGCAAATTCAAAGCAAGTTATTGATGAAACCTTGAAAGCTGCGGCAGCACCAATACTTGCAGATGCACAGCAAACAACCGCATTTCACGACAGAAGCGGTAGACTGCGTAAAAGCCTTAAAATCAGTAAAGTGAAAAGCGGCAAAAATTCTAGAAAGCTCGTTTGGGTAGGTGATGTTGACGCAAAAGCTCAGTATTCATGGTATGTTGAGTATGGGCATTCCAATGTGCGTGCTCATCCGTTCATGGGTCCCGCTTTTGAGCGACACAAAGAAGAGGCTTATCGGATTATCAAAGAAAAACTAACGGAGGCTTTAAAATGAACTATAGGACAGTAATTCAAACAGCTTTGTCATCTTTGAATGTCCCTGTTAGTTTTCAAGTATATCGGGGCACTGCTACAACATATGTTACATTTTTCTGTTACAACCAAATGAGCGAGTTATACGCAGAAAACATAGAAATAGCAACTGGTTATTATGTTCAAATTGACATTTGGAGTAAAACCGATGACTACGATATTCTTGCAGAACAGATTAAAACAGCCATGACAACAGCGGGTTTTCAAGGTTACACAGCCCAAGATTTATATGAAAGTGATACTAAAATATTTCACAAAGCTATCAGATTTAACATTATCAACTGAAAGGAAATGATTGTATGAGTACAGTTACAGGTATAGAAAAGGTATATATTGCAGTAAATACAAGAGATGATGCTTCAACTCTTACTTATGGTGTTCCTGTTTATTACGAGGGTATCAAGGAGCTCGGCATTAAGCCAAAAACCAACAACGTTAAACTTTATGCAGAGAACAAACTGTGGGATCAGTCAAACTCGTTTGATTCTGCAGATGTAGACATAATTTTAGCTTCATTATCAAGTTTACAAAGAGCGACATTATTAGGTCAGACAATTGCAGCAATAGGCGGTGTTTATGCAACAGATGATGACTCAGCACCTTATGTTGCAATACTTTACAAAGCGAATATCCGAGGAGGATTTCGATATGGTGTATTGTATAAAGGTATGTTCGCACTTCCTGAAGACACTGCAAAAGGTCAAGAAGGCAAACTTGAATTTCAAACTCCTAAAATCTCAGCAGTATTTCAATCTACGGTTTATGAAATTACAGGGCAAGATGGGAATAAAAAGGGCGTGTGGGAATATCATGTTGACACAATAGACCCCAATTGTCCTGTGGATATTGAAGCAAATTGGTTTACAAGTGTCACTGTGCCGACCCTTGACATAGTCGCACCAACTTTGACAAGTGTACCGGCAAACAACGCAACAGGGGTGGCAGTTGGAGCTGTAGTTGTTATTACATTTAACAAGGCTATGGACGAAAGTACAATTACACTTGGTAATATATTCTTAATGACAGCTGCGGGCGTTCTGGCAGCATGTGCTTTGACACTTGATGCAGCAAAGAAAATTGCCACACTGACACCAGTGAGTAATCTATCTGCAGGAGTATACCTTGTGGCCATAACTAACGATGTTAAGTCTGCAACAGGTGTAGCTATTGCAAATACAAGCGTTATTAAATTCACAGTTTAATATTAAAATTGGTGAGCTTAATTGCTCCCTTTATATGAGGAGGATAAAAATGATAACCATTAAATTGAATAAAAGCCTCGGCTTTGATGTAGACAACAAGGAGATTATTGAAACCAAAACATACGTTGCACCAACTCCAAAGGCAAGAATGATTAGAACTGCTGCGGAAATGACGGAAAGCTTAGATGCAAAAGCATTAAAAACAGCAGACTTGGATTTGATGATTGATTTCGTTGTTGATTTGTTTGGCAAAAAATTCACTGCAGATGATGTCTGGGACGGAATAGATGCTGATAAGCTCATTCCAACAGTAACAGGATGCATTGGTGGTCTTACGGGTGATATGAACAGTAAGCTAAGTGCAATCCCAAACGCCGGGGCGGAGTAGGAAAATTAATCTCCGCAAGCGATTTTATGAAAGAATTTTATATAGGCAGATTAAAAGATGGTTGGTCATTATCGGAAATCGATGATGCTGACTTTTTTTATTATTTGGATTTAGTCGCATACGAAGCCAATCAAAAAGACGATGCCTGTACAATTGACGAAATATTTTAGAGAGGTGTGAAACAAATGGCAGACGAAGAAATTAAAGGTTTGGCAGTTAAAATTGCATTAGAAGATGGTACCTTTCAGCAAGGCGTATCAAACCTAAAGCAGAATTTAGCTGTTATTAACTCTGAATTTAAAGCCAGTGTTTCGGGTGTTAATGATTGGGGTAAAAGTTTAGACGCCTTAAAAAATAACGCTACATCTCTCGGTGAAAAAATAACCGTTCAAAAACAAATCGTACAATCCTATCAGGAGCAACTGCAAAAGTCAAAAGATATTCTCTCGGCAAACAGTGAAAAAATGATAGAGCTTAAAAATAAGCTTGACAACACCCGTGCCGCCTATGAAGAAAGTAAATCTGCTGTAGGTGATAATGATGAAGCTACAAAGAAATTAAAGAATGAACTTGATGCACTGAACGGTCAATATACTTCATCTGAAAATCTGGTCCGTAGAAACAATACATCGGTGCAAGGATACACTGTACAAGTTAATAACGCACAGGGTGCTTTAAATGGCATGGAGGGAGAACTCCGACAGGCTAATGAGCAAATACAGAGGCAGTCAACCGAATTTAACGGTTTAAGCGATAAAATCAATGATAAAGTTAATGGTGCATTAAAAGGGCTTGCTATTGGTATTACCGGGGCTGTTGTGGGTATGGGTGCGTTAGTCATGAAATCTGTTGAAAATGCGGATACAATACAAAAAGCAGCAGATGTATATGGCATGACCGCTGAGAGAGTGCAAGAACTCACTTATATTGGAGCAAAATTAAACGTTGACCTTGACACAATGACCAAAGCACAAAGTCTATTAACCAAAAATATGTATTTAGCAGAAAAGGGTACAGGAGCTCAAGCAGTTGCCTTTGATACTCTTGGCATATCAGTACTTGATAGTCACGGAAAATTACGAGATGCAAAAGTTGTAATGGATGAAACTATTACTGCCCTTGGTAAAATGCCAAATGAAACCGAGCGAGATGCTTTATCAATGAAATTATTAGGCAAATCTGCTCTTGAATTAAATTCTCTTATTAAGGCGGGCGGCGTTGAAATAGCAAAACTTACAGATGAAGCCCATAAGAGCGGAGCTGTTATATCTAATGAAACCGTTAAAGGACTTGATGAGTTTGGAAAGAGCACGGATGCAATAAAATTATCGTTACAAGGGGTGATAGGACAAGCACTCACTCCTTTAGTTCCAAAATTACAAGAAATGGCGGATAAACTTAAAAATGTAGATACCAAGCCTTTAACTGACGGTTTGAAATGGGTGATGGATAATGCGAAAACAATTGCCATAGTGGTCTTAAGTATTACCGGTGCTTTAGTTGCCTATAAGGTAGCTGTTGTTGCAGCAACCGTAGCACAAGAAGTGCATAACGCCTTGCTGATTGCGAGTGCATTGGCGAATGGCGGACTTAGTGCTGCGACGCTTGTTTTAACTGAGGCAACAGGCGGTAAAGTTGCAGCAACCCTAATAGCAAGCGGTGCATTAATTGCTCATAATGTAGCTTTGGCGGCTCTAACGGTTGCCCAAGGAGTGGCTACCGCAGCACAATGGTTATTTAATATTGCTCTGGATGCGAACCCGATAGGAGCGGTAATTCTTTTAGTCGTTGCACTTATAGCTATTGTGGTTTTGATTGCCACGCATTGGAAAGAAGTCAGCGCGGCTTTAATGTCAGTTTGGAAAGTTATTGTTGGTGCCTTTGATACATCAATAAAAGCAATCAGCGGTTTTTTTCAAGGCTTGTGGAATGGGATAGTTGCAGTATTTTCCCCCATTGGCAAATGGTTTGGAGACGTATTTAACGCCGCCTTTCATGCAATAGTGTTTGTTTTCAGCACATATATTAATTTTTGGATTGGATTATTTAACGGTGTTGTTGCAATATTCACCCCAATAGTAGAGTGGTTCAGTCAAGTATTTACAGCAGTATTTGTTATTATAGGAATGATTATTAGTCCTATAATTAAATTCTTTGCCGGTATATGGAACGGTATAGTTCAAATATTTTCTGCTGTTGGAAAATGGTTCGGTGATGTATTTACAAGTGCATGGAACGGGATAGTTTTTGCATTTTCTTTGTATATTAATTTTTGGGTCGGTTTGTGGAATGAGATTGTCAAAATATTCACTCCAATAATTAAGTGGTTCGGAGATATATTCAATGCTGCATGGAATGGCATCAAAACAGCATTTTCTGCTGTCGGTGGGTTTTTCCAAGGTGTATGGAATGGTATTGTCACGATATTCACTCCAATAGTTAAGTGGTTTGCAAACATATTCACCGGTGCATGGAACGGTGTAACTAAGGCGTTTACTGCTGTTGGCGGATTCTTTCAAGGTATTTTTAATACCATTGTAGGAATATTTGGAAATGTAGGAAATGCAATAGGCAATGCAATTAGTGGTGCTTTTAAATCTGTCGTTAACGGAGTTTTAGGCGTTGTTCAAGGGTTTGTTAATACAGTAATCGGTGGGATAAACGGAATAACTGGTTTACTGACGAAAGTATCGGGTGTTAAAATAAACGTAATACCCGAGTTGAAAATTCCTAAATTTGATGTAGGCACAAGGTACCTACCATCCGATATGTTTATTCAAGCACATGAGGGTGAAATGATTGTGCCAAGATCTGAAAATCCTTATGCAAACAGCGGTAACGGTAAAACAATGCCAAACGGTGGTCTTAGTGTATATATAGATAATTTCATCAACAACACAGATAAAGATATAGAGCAGCTTGCATATGAACTAAACTTCTATACTCAAAGACTATCAATGGCAAAAGGAGGGAATTGAGTTGACTAGTTTTAATTTTGCCGGAAAAAACAGTTATTCGGATTATGGGATAATAGTTGAAGAGCGGTCCACAATTCCCTCACCAAAACGAAGGGTAACCTCGGTAGATGTTCCAGGAAAAAACTCATCATTGCATTTTGATGAAAACACTTATGATGATATAACTTTTACCGTGGCATGTTGGGTAGATGAAACAGGCGAAAATCTTAATGACAAGCTTGATGATATAAAAGGATGGCTTTTTGGGGCAGGCGAGAGCGAATTAATATTCAGCTACCAAAGCGATAAAAAATATATTGCTCAAGCGGTAAATGCCATAAACTTCTCTACACTTTATAAAATCATTGGTAAATTCCCTATTTTATTTAACTGTCGGCCATTCAAGCAAGCTGTCAGCAATTTAGTAACAACTTTAAATGCTCCCGGACAGATAGTAAATGTAGGCTCAATATATAGTGAACCAATCATTAAAGTTTACGGCACTGGCAATGGAACACTCACAATAGGAAGTCAAGTAATTACATTAACAGGCATATCAAGCAGTATTGTTATAGACAGCACAATACAAGACTGCTATGCAGCAGACGGTTCAAACCTCAACAATAAAATGTCGGGTGACTTCCCTACTTTTGATGTGGGCATCAATAGCATAAGCTTTACAGGAGCAATAACAAAGATTGATATTACTCCAAATTGGCGGTGGATATAAATGTCTGTAGTTATTTATGATAAGAAAACCACAAAGGGCAATTTTGAAAATAATGGGTTATCTGTTTTGAATGAATGCATTAAATGTGAAACCGACGAAAAGCAAAATGACGATTATTCTTTGTATGTTGAATACCCTTCAACTTCAAAAAAGGCCCAGTATTTTGTTAAATATAACATAATTAAGGTCGATGGTCAGCTTTTCAGAATCTATAAAGTTGAGAAAGAGCATAAAAGCGATAAGATAGTTTATGTGTGGGCAAGTCATATATTTTATGACTTGTCCTTCGATTTTATTGAAAGCATTTCATTAACATCAACAAGCATTAAAACTGCCATGACAAAGGCTTTAGCAGGCAGACAGTTTGAATCGGTTTACACACTCGACAGTGACATTGTAATTGCCGGGAGTATTGATTTTACTCAGATTAATCCTGCTCAAGTCATGTTTAATATTATATCAACATGGGGATATGGTTATTTAAAAAGAGATAACTTTGATATTAAAATAAATATATCATCGGGTATCGATACAGGGGTACTTATCAAATATGGGAAAAATATTCAAGGCATAAAAGTTACAAATGATTCTACGGATGTAGCAACGAAGATGTATCCGGTCGGCAATGGTGTAACTTTGACTGAAAAGTATATCACTATTGCAAACTGGGACGGTTCTGATTACCCATCGTTTGCAATTATTAAAAAGGTTATATTCGATGCAGATGATGAGCCAACACTTAGGTCTCTGGCGCAAGCTGCGGCGGATACAATCGGTCTTGAAAGAATAACAATTGAAGTAGATTTTATGGAACTTTCAAAAACTGTAGAATATATGAATTACAAGCAACTTGAAACCGTAAGTGTCGGTGACACAGTAACATTAAAACATAGTGAATTAAATCTGGATGTAAAGGTAACCGTTATAAGGGTTACGACCGACCACCTCACCGGTAAGAATACAAAGGTTCAATTGGGGCAACCGAAAAAGTATGCAGATAATTCATCAGCAATAAACTCAGCCTTGCAAACAGTCAAAGACGATCTAGGCAATCAAATTGCAAAAGTAGCAAGCTCCATGATGTATTTTGCTAATGCTGTCATTCTGACAGTTACAACAACTAGCCAAACACCTATTTATCTTGGAATCACCGCTGTCGATAATACTAACCTTACTTGTTCAATTTCAATTTATGGGGTCGCAAGTGAGGCTTGTACATTAAACATTCAAATTCTATTAGATAATAGAGCGATACCTTTTGCTCCAAAGCAAAAGCTTCAATCAGGCGATAATATCATAGGCATACCTCTTGGTATACCACAGGTTCCCGCTGGTGGACACTATCTAAGTATAATATTAGGCACTGATACTGGCACTTTTTCCATACCAATGTTTAATCTTGAAGTTATGATTGATGGAAGAAACCTACAGGGTGGATTGAATGCTTCGCCGCCACATGCTGAAATAATTCAAGCTATTGCTTTCTTGAACGTTGCTAATGGCACAGCGACTACCACTGCAACTATATCCGGTTTGCAAATACCTATTACAAATTCGATATCTGAAACTGTCATTCAGCAATCTCTGCCCGGAATCGTTAATACTGTTATGCAAGTTATCATGAACAAAGTAGCAGAAGAAACCAACTTTGACATTGACGTCAGCCCTATGTTTGATACTGATAGTCAGTTTATGCAGTTTAACGGCACTTTATCTTTTGTAACCCAATATATGAGTTCTGATATGACAATTGTTTCTACAGATACAGGCTTATTGTACAGTTCCGTCCTAAGCAGCAGCACAGACTTTTCAGCCTTTACTAATTTGGAGGTGGTTTAATGTTTTCATCAAGTATCAAAGTCCTTAAAGGTAATACGGGTATGACGTTATTTGGCACACGCAATGACGACTCTTCTGTATTGTTGCCAGATATAGGCTTTGATTTCATGTACAACAGCGTAAACGTAAGGTCTGCAATTAATACGAGCGGTAATTCATGGGTAGGATTTGGTGGTGCAATTGAACACCTTGATATTAATAGGAGGGATGCCAGTTACAATAATTTGTACTATGTGAATGAAACTGAAAATGGTAAACCCATATTTAGAATTAGGTGGGAGGGTCAAGGATATTACAATTCATGGGGAGCTAACGATTTAGTGTGGGAATTAATCCTTTATAATGATAATTCTATGGTACTTGTTATGGAATCAACACCTAAGAACGGTACGGATAGCTTTGTTTCACAAGGAGCGGACGGAACTATAGCCTGTAACTTCCAAGTGGGGAAATCATATGCCATCATACCTACCCAACCCGGAGGATTATCTTACACTATTCAAGAGGGCTCTTATGTACAGTTTGTACGTAAATACCTAATAGATGATGGTGCGAATGGAATAAAAGCATGGAATGGAAGCACATGGGGTAAAGTTGCAGATGCTCCAGTAACCGAGGACATAATGAAGAATAATGGGACTGTTACATTATCAGCCAGTAGAAATGGAATCATTTTAACTAATCCGGCTCTATTGATGTGGACTGATGATTTGAGTGGCATATCACATCATTTAAAAACCACAGCAGCACCTACACCGAAACTTATAAAACAAATCATCCCATATTCGACTGCAACGGGTATTAAAAATGTAATAACAGATGTAAACATAACAGGGTCATCTGTGATAAAAGTAATTTGCAGTGTCGATGGAGGAGTTTCTTGGAAAACGTGGAATGGTTCCAGTTGGATAGTTGTGGATACTTCGACTATTGCCAATGTTAAAACAAGCGGTATGTTGCCAGATGCTGTAGCGGCTCTTATTAGTACTCAATGGTTATTACTTGTGGGGGTGGAGGGAGATATACAATTCGGGTATTATATGGAGCAAGTTGCTACAAATGAGAACTGCTATATTGACAGAGTAAGGGTAAATTACAACTAAAGGAGGAAATATGAACGAGAAAATAAGCATGGATAATATCAAGTTGCCTATAGTGTACGAAAATAAAATCACTATACAGCTATTTGATGACCTTACAGGTAAGCAGGTTGAGGAAGTTAAAACACACAACTTACTTACAAATGGTGCTGCTAAAATGGCTTACATGGATAGATATTTTAGCAGGTTAAGAGATGGTAAAAATTCAGCAAATCCAACAGCAGGAAATTCACCAAGTTGGAACGGTGGCGGAAATATTTATACACCTTATGCAAACCCTTTTGATGTGCTTATATTAATGAATACGGGAATACCAGAAAATGCTGACCAAACATTCTTACAAGGTACAAAAATAGGATGGGCTGAAAAGTCTGTACCTTATGCAGGTGGGGACAATTTAAGAGGTACAATAAATACGTCAGAGACAACCTTTAATGAACCAAACAATTTGCATTATGTGTTTGATTTTCCTACTAATGCAGCAAATGGAACATTTGATACAATATTTTGGCATTCATGTTTTGATAATTGTTTTGATTTATTGTATAGTGGCGGTTATCCATATCTTATTAGTGATATAGGTTTTGGGTCTTGGAGTGATACTGGAAGAACAGCCGCATATGGTGGTATAGCATATCAAAGTGGCAGAAATACTGTAATTATTTCAGAATTTACTTACTATTTGATGAAACAGGCAACACTTAACAAGAGAACAAATATATCAGCAATATTAGGTGGTGCAACAATAAGTGGATTATTTGTTGATGCAAATAATATTTGGGTTATTACCACCGATAACAAAATATACAAATTAGATAAGAATTATGCTTTAGTTAGTTCAATAACAATATCAAATATACCTTCTGGATATTCACAACATTATAATTATAGTGGTGGACTATGGATGTATAATGGCAATTTTTATACAACTTTTTGGAAATCGGGTGCAAATACCTTATTGTCAACAATAAATTCAACTGGTGTAGTTACGGCAAATAAAGATATTGGTTCAGATACGCAAATAAAAAATATTAGTGTTGTAGGTACGAATCTGTTTCTTACTAATGGTGCTTATGGAGGTACATTAGGTACTGGAGGAATATATAACTTATCAAATAATTTAAATCAAATAGGCACATTTGCTGAATTTAGTGTCGGAGATGTAGCTTATAATTGGAATGGTAACATATCAACTATTACTTATGATGTTGTAAAACAATATTGGATGTGTGGCATTTGTAGAAATACTGTTGTATCGAATATTGCACCACTATATTTAGTTCCACCTGGAGCAATGGCAAATGTAGCACCAAGTGTTACAAAAACTGCGACAAACACAATGAAGATTCAATATGATTTCAACATTGATATAGCAGTATTTTAGAAAGGAAATATCATGGATATTAAAATCACATCCCCAACGAATGCCTATAATTTGAAAGCCGGTCAATTGATACTCACAAGCGATAAGGCATTACTTGTTACATCAATTGCGGTTAATGACTATGTTTTAGCAGTAATTGATTTGAAAACGGGCAATACCGAAATATTGCTTACATCAGGCGAAAACATAACGGAGATTAACGGAAGTCTTATAATGAAAGTATTTGAAAACGATCAAGCACAGTTAATACTACCTTAACAAAGCACCATAGGGTGCTATTTTTATATATTCAAAATGATTGGAGTGTTGGAAAATGGGAATTGAAAACATGTCACCAGGCAACGGTAGATTTTACAAAGAGGATGGTACCACTATAAATATTGCAGATTTATTAGCAAATGGTGCTGGCGGTGCCTTTGAATTTATAAGCGATACAGAAGCACATGCACCTCCATCCGGGCAAGTCTTTGTTGCATTGCAATTGATTACCGATACAGTCTTTGCGGATTTATCAAGCGAAGTGGTTATTACAGGGAACACTTTTACAGGAGCTTCAATTCCGGCAGGCACAATAATATATGGACGATTTAATTCGGTTACCTTAACATCAGGTAGTTTAATTGCTTATAAGGGGATATGAATTATGTTTGGGTTAGGATTGGGTTTAAATAAACATAAAACACAAACAAAAGTTATGACAGGCATTGCAAACGGAATTGAAAATATAACAATAAACATAACAAGTATGGTAAAACCACGAATGACAGTCAATTCAATATTTATACCCAGCACAGTTTTTAGGCAAGATATATCTAAAGACATAACAAGTTTAGTAAAGCCACATATAACAATCGATCCAATATTTACACAAGGCGAAATTTTTGCACAACATATAGAAATAGATTTAATAGTTCCACAAATGATGAATTCTTGAGAATTTCCATGGGTGGCTATCTATACAAAATTAATTAAAGGGGATAGAAAACAATGAAAAACATTGAAAGGTTACCAGATTTAGCAGTACCGGTTACTCCAGAATTAGAGAATCAAATCGCACAATTCCACAGGGATGCCGCTGCTTTGCATTTACCTACATTACCAGTAGTATATGTTAATACAAAAGTCACAGATAAAGAAGGTAATGTTTTAGAGGATAGAAAATATAAGGCAAATAGCTTTAATAGAAATTTTCTAAATATATTGGCTTTAATGTTTTGCCCGACTGTGCTGGATGATACCACATTTGGGAATGGTTTATTAAGTTTAAAAGACATAGGTGGTCCTGTCAAAACGTTTGACGCCAATATTCCTCTGCACTCGTTTGCATGTTCAGGCGGGGTATATTACACCTTTCCAGGCTTTAAAGCAAACTATGCAGATGATGGGTGGGGCATTCTCGCCGGTTCGGGGAATAGCATCGAGAGTTTCGAGGACTATAAGTTAGATAATAAAATATCACATGGTGTAGGGTTAGGACAACTATCTTATGGTGAATGTAATATAGCAAATTCCGGAAAAGCGGTGTGGGATAATACTGCTAAGACAATGACAAATAATATTTCAAGGGTATTTATCAATAATGGAAGTGCAGATGTTAATGTAAATGAATGTGGTATAGCTACAAGTACCTATTACGCTTCAGTTTTCGCTACTGTTATGCTTGAGCGCACCCTGTTTGCAGCAACAAAAGTAATTCCACCGGCTGGTCAATTAGTTGTAACATATACATTTTCATTAACCTTTCCAGTTTAGAAAACATACAAATGTACCCTTGCATATACATCTATTCAAGAACGTTTTGCTGATAATAGCAGAGCGTTCTTTTCATATATTTAAAAATATATAAATGGAGGAAAACAAATGAAAACAGCATGGAACACAGTTCAAATAACAGTTACCGCAATAGGTGGATTGCTCGGTTGGTTTTTGGGAGGACTTGATGGATTCTTATACGCACTCATTGCATTTGTAGTGATTGATTACATTACAGGAGTGATGTGTGCGGTGCTTGAAAAGAAACTGTCAAGTGAGGTTGGTGCAAGAGGCATATTCAAAAAAGTTCTTATCTTTGCACTGGTAGGAATTGCACACATTATTGATACTCATTTACTCGGAAGCGGCAGTGCATTAAGGACAGCAGTTATATTCTTCTACATTTCAAATGAAGGTGTAAGCCTTTTAGAAAACACTGCAAGGATAGGTTTACCTATACCCCAAAAGTTAAAGGACGTATTATCTCAATTACATGGAGAGCAACCTACCCCTGTATCCAGCATACAAGTCAATTCAGATGAAACAACAAATACTAAGTCGGCAACGGAGCCAAAACAAGAGGAGGAAAAAAATAATGGTTAAAATTTACTTGTCACCAAGCAATCAACCTACAAATACTTATTGCACCGGAAATACCAATGAAAAAGCTCAGATGGAGGCTTTGGCAGGGAAAATAAAGGTCATACTCGACAATGAATATGACTGTGAAACGGTAATGGCAACCTTATCAATGAGCATTGATGCAAACGGAAGACCTAAAGAAGCTAAGGACAAAGGCTGTCAGGTGTATATTGCAATTCACTCTAATGCAGGAGGTGCTGGCAAAGCAAGCGGTGCAGTAGGTTTGTATCATCCAAGCAACGCAACAAGTAAAGTGCTTGCGACAGCTATTGTAAATGAATTAAATGCTGTATGTCCTATAAAATCAAATAGATCCGAATCTGTTGAAAATGGTATGATTGCTTTCAATGGTGCCGGCTATGGCGAAATCAGGAGTCCGTCTCAGTATGGATTAACCGCAGTGCTTATAGAAACCGATTTTCACGATAATTTGCAAACAGCTCAGTGGATTATTAATAGTAAGGATGCTATTGCAAGAGCTTACGTCAATGGGATTGTGAAGGCACTTGGGATTGTTAAAAAGCAAGTGGCTCCAGTTACACCAACAAAAATATATAGAGTTCAAGTGGGTGCATTTTCTGTTAAATTTAATGCTGATGCTATGCTTGCAAAGCTTAAGGCGGCTGGGTTTGATGGATACATTTGTTAGGCATAACAACTATAGTTTGGGGCGGCACAGGCGATTTCATCAAAGGGAGGTTAAAGCAACATTTTAGCCTTAACCTCTTTTTTATGTGCCGGTTGGTTACGTTAGCACTATGAGCACCAAGGATTTTCTACATCTCGTACCTTTTACGAATCAGGTAATTTCGCGTTTCTTTCGTTTCTTTCATATGGTAATCATCAAAATTCTATAATACAAAAGGCAAAAAGAAAATGAACCACAGGTCAACTTGTAGACCTGTGGTTCATTTTTAAGCAATATTATTATTGGAAGTTATTGTTTAGCACTATACAAAAAGAGAATGCTGAAGATATGGTTAAAAGACTAAAAACCGCTGGGTTTGAAGGATTGATTATATAAAATCTTAAAATATATTGAGTGGCTTTTTTGAGTCGCTCTATTTTTATAGGGGTGAATTAATTGACTACTGAACAAAAAGAAATGATAAATGGAATGCGTAGTGAAGGACATAGCTATTCTCAGATAGCAGTTTATCTTGACATATCTGAAAATACAGTAAAATCATTTTGTAGGCGAAATAACTTACAAAGCAAAGCTCTGGTGGTTTCTTTTAAGGAAGATATTACAAAAGTTGATAATGTTGCTTGTAAGAACTGTGGGAAACCTTTAAAACAAAAGCCAAAGCAAAAGCAAAAGAAGTTCTGTTCAGATAAATGCCGTTTTGAGTGGTGGAGTAATAATAAAGAATCGTTGAATAAAAAAGCAATGTATAACATAAGGTGCTGTTATTGTGGCAATGAATTTGAGAGTTACGGCAATAAAAATCGCAAGTACTGTAAGCATAGTTGTTTCATAATGGACAGGTATAAGAAAGTGGGTGATTCTGTTGACCAAAGAACAGTTTGAACGTGAGAAGAATTACAGGATTTCACTTTCTATTGCAAAGTCCATGTTATCGAAAGGGTTTATAACCAACCAAGAGTACGGTAAAATTGATACAATGTTCCTGGATAAATACCGCCCAATATTGGGTAGTTTATGTCGATGAATTGTCTTGCAATATGTGTAGTACAGAGTTAACATGGTGTTTGAAAGGAGAGGTTTTATGGAACGAAACATAAGGAAAATAGAGCCTTCATCACCAAGAGTACCAACAAAAAAGCGTGTTGCCGCATATGCAAGGGTGTCAAGCGGTAAGGATGCAATGCTCCACTCGCTGTCTGCTCAGGTTAGCTATTATAGCGATTATATTCAAAAACATCGTGGCTGGGAATACATTGGAGTATATGCAGATGAAGCAATGACAGGCACAAATGACTCAAGGACAGAGTTTCAGAGAATGCTTACTGAATGTAGAGATGACAAGATTGACATGGTTATTACAAAATCCATTTCAAGGTTTGCAAGAAACACCTTGACTATGCTTGAGGTGGTAAGAGAACTTAAATCTTTAAACATTGATGTGTTCTTTGAAAAAGAGAATATCCATAGCTTAAGCGGGGATGGTGAGTTAATGCTTACCATCCTCGCTTCTTTTGCACAGGAGGAAAGTCGCTCTGTAAGTGAAAACTGCAAGTGGCGTATTCGAAAACGCTTTGAGGAGGGTGAACTTGTCAATCTACGGTTTATGTACGGTTACAACATTAAAAAAGGTAATATTGAAATAGACCACAAACAGGCAGACATCGTCCGAATGATTTTTACCGATTATATAAATGGTATGGGGTGCAGCTTGATTGCAAAAAAACTTCGAGATATGGGTGTTGAAACAATAAGAGGAGGAACATGGGATTCGGAGCGGATTGCAGCCATTATCAAAAACGAAAAAATCGCTGGCAATGCACTTTTGCAAAAAAAGTATGTTTCCGACCACTTAACCAAGTCAGCGGTATGGAATAAAGGAATTCTGCCCAAGTATTATGCAGAAAACACTCACCCACCCATTATTGATGCTAACACATTTCAAAGAGCACAGGAAATTATGACTGAGAGCAGGGAACATAATGCTGGGAAAAAAGAAAAAGGGCAATACCCGTTTACAGGGGAAATCCTCTGCACCTGTTGCGGTAAACACTATAAGCGAAAAACTACGCATGGATTGATTTCGTGGAACTGTTCCACTTACCTACAGTTTGGTAAAGCCTTCTGTCACACAAAGCAAATCCCTGAAGAAATACTACTTTCCTTGACAGCTGAGGTCTTGGAGCTTTCTGAATTTATTGAAGCAGTCTTTGCACAGCAAATCAAGGAAATACAAGTGCCGGAGTTTAACAAGTTGGCTTTTATATTTTTAGATGGACATAGGATTGAAAAAACCTGGCAGGATAAATCTCGAAAATGGAGTGATGAAGCAAAACAGCAAGCACGTGACAGGGTGATTCAGAGGAGGATTAGCAAATGAACACAGTAAGAGCAGTAACAGTTATCCCAGCCACGGTCAGCCGTTTTTCACCAGATTTTATAGGCATAATGTCAAAAAAAAGAGTGGCTGCCTATGCGAGAGTTTCAACCGACAATGAGGAACAGTTATCAAGCTACGATGCACAGGTTGATTATTACACAAGGTTCATCAATGCAAATGACATATGGGATTTGGTTGAGGTTTATACTGATCAGGGTATTTCTGCAACAAGTACCAAAAAGCGTGATGGTTTCAATCGGATGATTACAGATGCTTTAGGTGGTAAAATAGATATGGTTATAACTAAGTCGGTATCACGTTTTGCAAGAAATACTGTGGATACCCTTACCACAGTCCGTCATCTTAAGGAAAAAGGTGTTGAGGTTTATTTTGAGAAAGAAAATATTTACACGCTTGATAGCAAAGGTGAACTACTAATTACAATAATGTCCAGCTTGGCTCAGGAAGAATCAAGGTCAATTAGTGAAAACGTTACATGGGGACAACGCAAACGCTTCGCTGACGGTAAGGTAAGCCTACCGTATAAGAATTTCCTTGGCTACGAAAAAGGAGCAGATGGACAGCCAAAAATCGTGGAAAAGGAAGCAGTATTTGTTCGACTCATATACAAGCTGTTTCTTGAAGGCAAAGCACCGTCAAGTATTGCAAAACACCTAACAAACAGCAAGATACCCACTCCCTCAGGTAAAGAAATATGGCAGTCCAGCACAGTTGAAAGCATACTTCAAAACGAAAAATATAAAGGTTCAGCTCTTCTTCAAAAGAAATTCACAGTAGATTTTCTCACTAAGAAGCAGAAAACAAACGAGGGAGAAGTGCCACAGTACTATGTGGAAAAAAGTCATCCTGCGATTATTTTTCCAGAGGTATTTGACCTTGCACAACATGAGTTCAAAAAAAGGAAAAGTATCGGGCGGTATACCACAAGTAGCGGATGCTTTTCAAGCAAGGTTATCTGCGGTGAATGCGGCAGCTTTTACGGCAGTAAGGTGTGGCATTCCACAAGCAAATATCGAAGAATGATATGGCAATGCAATGGCAAGTTTAAAAGCGATAAAATATGTCAAACACCGCATTTTTATGAGGATACCCTCAAGCAAGCATTTACTGACGCCTTTAACAGCTTGATTGAAAACAAAGACGAAATCCTGCAAGGCTACGAAGACATTATTGACTCTTTGACTGACACCACTGCCCTTGGCGAAGAGAGTGCCAAGCTCGAAGGCGAGTGTGACGTGTTGCTCATAATGATGCACAAGTGCGTGGAGGAAAACGCTCAGACTGCCCTTGACCAAGCAGACTACCAACGGCGGTACGATGCCTTGGTTAAACGATACGAAACCGCCAAGAGCAGGCTTGCAGAAATTGATGATATGAGGTTGGAGCGAGCTGCCAAACGTAAGAACATATCAATATTTATAAAAACCCTTGAACAAAAAGAGACACTTCTGACTGAGTTTGATGAGGAGCTTTGGAACTCCACAGTGGATATGGTAACAATAAATTCGGAACATGAGATTGCATTTATTTTTAAGGATGGTATGGAGTTGGATTGGAAGATATGATATTGAGAGACAAAACCCGCAGGGTTGGCATTTCTGCCAACCCTGCGGGTTTTTTTATATACAGGT